TGGCTTGTGCGAGCCACGGCTTCAGAACTTCTGCGGGCATGACGGGGTTCGTTGTTCCCAACCAACCGTCATACGCATCGGATGGGTACTTGCATGAGAACAAACGTGTGTCCCCCACAAACTCCGTGTTGAGCCCCCGCCTCCGAAACGCGATGTTCGCCAAATTCATTCCCGGATGACGCTGCAAGTAATCTCTTTCGGTCGCCGTAACCTGAAAGTTCTCCACCACTTCCCGACAGCTATCGTCTTCCCACCACTCCAAAAACAACGGATAGAACCTACTGGTTCCCTGCAACGCCGAACGCCACATCTGTTCGTGGTGAGACCCTGCCCTTCCGGGAGTGGATTCCAGTATGACTTTTGCGTTTGGTCTTTTGTTTACGGTGGGGAAAATGTTGATTGCTGCTTTGCGCTGCCATTGAGCTTCACCAAACTCAGTAATCACAAGACGGTCAATCGATCGACCAATTGCAGGTGATCGACCGCCAGCAGTAAGAACTTTAATCCCACCACCATGAATAAACTGCATTTGAGTTGCGCCAGCTTTTCGTCCGGGAGCAAGAGGCATCTTTACGTCGTCAGGCAATCGGTTGTACGCAAACAAGATTCGCTCAAAAATATCTTCGGCAGTGTCTTGGCGCTCTGCAATAAGCAAACCTTTTACACCACTTAAGTACATACAGTCTCTGAGCAAAAGCATCACAGATACAGTTGTAATCTTGGCCTGACGAAACTTGTTGACCATTAGCCATCTGTTTTCATCGTACGCCTTTAGAAGCTTCTTTTGCGTATGTGTAGGCTCCATATAACCTGTAGATTCATCCTCTCGGACAATCTGACACATAGACACAAAGGCATCAGGCGTTGAGAATAACGCACGTATTTTTCCCTGATGCAATCCCGGTGCATCTGCAAAGTCTGCACCACTGTGAGAATTGTCTTGTTTTTTCTTCGCCTTAGCCATGCGGTAACCATATCACGTAATCGAAATACAAAATCAGGTTTGTTTATTGCTCACTAGAGCCACATGTTGTATACCTTAACCACGCACCCAAATTGCGGTCGGGTAGCTCATAGAGTCCGACGATAACGCACCGGGCAGGCGGATCGTAGTTTTTTTCCTTCAAACACAATCTGTGAGAACAAAATGTCTATCAGTACTGAACTGCTGAATACTACGTTTGCGGACCTCCGTGGACCTCTGGTTAACTCTTTTGTTCGTAGCAATGAACTGTTCGAAGCACTTAACGCTAAAGCTCGCATGCCCATGGAAGGCGGAACAAAGATTGAACGTTCCTTCTCCGGTGGTGCCCCTGCTCGTGGTGTTGGTGTCTACGTCGGTGACGAGCTACTGAACATGACACGTCGTCAACAAATCCGTAAGTTTGAGGTTGAGCCTCATCGTTTGGTAATGGCTGTGAACATTCCCAAGCGTGAACTCGCCCAGAACTCTGGCAAGTTGGCAATCATTCGCTTGATCGAAGAGTACCCACAAACCTCGATGGAAGCCGCAAAGGCTGACCTGAACAAGTTCCTTCTGACTGGTGTCAGCCGTGGACTTGCTTTTCAGACTTCGGAGTTGAAGGGATTCCTTTCGCTCAACGGCCAAGTCAACGATGGAATCGGAACCGGCGTCCTTAACGGTCTTTTGGACTTTGAGGGTATCGGGTCTCAAAGTGACGTTGTTCAAGGCGTTGCGAAGAGCAACACCTACTTCCACTTCAACCAACACAACGACATTTCAGCGTTTGCAACTAACGGTATTACGCAACTGCGTAAGACGTATCGTCAGTGCGCTCACTACGCTGGTGGTATCGGTAAGGGTCCAGACATGATCTACATGGATGATGACACTTACACGAACTTCGAAGATGATCGTCGTAACAACGTCCGCGTCACCCTTGTTGACGACAAGATTGACAAAGGCAACACCTTGGGCTTGAACCTTGGTCTTGCAACTGTCACCTCGTCGATTGACTTGGATCGCGATGACTTTTCGAGTGATGCCGCTGATGGCGTCACTTACATGCTCAACACGGACTACATCGAGTTCCCAATGCTTGAAGCCCCGAACATCTCGGAGTTCAAGGAGCGGGTTGGCGATCAGGACGTGGTAACCGCAATCTTCGCAATGCAAGGCAACATGATCTGCACTAAGCTTCCGGCTCAGGGTTGTGTGTCTGGCGGCGCGGCTTAAGGAGGTAAATCATGGCTGGTACATTTAAAGATGCTGTGCTTGGAGGAACTGCTTTTTCTCGTGTTTACGATGATGAGCAGTATGCTTTGGGTACTATTCGTGTTCAAAGTGCAGATGACGTGACTGCGGCTGATGCGACTCACTTCGGTGATCGTACTTGGATCTTCGTTTTTAACGACGAAACTAGTACTGCTTACGCGGCGGGTAACGTCATTGTACGGGATGCCTCGACAACTCCAGCGGGACCTTTCGACGGTGTTATCAACACTGACGATGCTGCCGCTGTGGGTACTCTTGGCGTGGCTCAGCACGCAATTGCTGCGGGCAAGTACGGTTGGATCGTCAAGGAAGGCGTTTGTGAAGTCATGGCCGGTGATACAGGCACTGACTTTAAGGGCGCAACTCTTGCGACTGCAGCATCGGGCGATGCTCAATCGGCGGGTGTTGACGTTATGGCTGCAGGCGAAGAGCACCAAGTGATTGGTTATGGGCTCGACGCTGGTGGTGGTAGCGCCGGAAACCTGATCACTGCGTACATTCGCGTTTGAGTTGTTCGTGATACACTTGGGGGGCGCGGCTTTCGGGTTGCGCCCCCCTCGTCTTTTGGAGGCTTTGTGAACGTATCTTTGAAGATGTTGCGTCAGCAGTTGTACGCAATGAGATCTTGGGATTCAAGCGGTAAGACTCAAGACGAAAGAGTCCGTCAGTCTTTGAACGTCGCTCTGGATCGAATGGCAAATGATGTTCCGCAGGCAATCGTTCCTGATGAAGAACACATTGTGCTGCTTCCAGAAGTAAAGAGTGACGCCACTGATGTTGCGGCATTGGTGGGCACGTATAAAAACGACAAACGTCTGTTGTATTTTGTTGACGCGAAGACTCGTGAAGGTATTGCAGGGCCAACCAGTACCACTTCGTGGAGGCCTGAAGTCACGGGTGAGTGGGATGGTCTGATGCACATTGAGCTTACAGACTCGGCTGGACGGATACATCGCCGACAATGTCTGGAGTGGTTTATCAAATCAGACACTGATCCAGTTTCAACTACAGCAAACGTGCAGCAGTATATTGTTACAATTGATCGTCCATTCAACGAGCTACTTACGCTGAACGCGAACAGTGGCGGTTTGAAGTTTAGGATTTATCAGCCTGAGTTTTTCTTAACGGATGATGTCACGGAGCTTTTTGAGCCCGGTAGGATTTTTGACGGCACTCGCCAGCAAGTCTGGAAGATTGATACGGCCGGGGCATATCGACAAGATATGCTTGACTTTCAAGGTGAGTCAGCGGGGAGAACGTATCGATGCTGGCGGGGCCGTCATTTTCAGTTGCCCGCACCGACAGAGGCGCCGCAGGTGGTGACGGCGGAGAACTCTAAGAATTCTGCGCTCTCAGATAAGTTTACGTGGAAGGAGGACTTAGGTCTCCGTCGCGGAAAGTGGGCGATTTGCTACACGTATGTGTGGGGCCGCAAGGATGAGGAGTGGCAGAAGTCTCCGTTGGTGACTCCGGGAGGCGACACAGCGCAAGATAGTTCGTTTGGTCTGACGTGGGCCTACAACAAGAACTCTGTTCCGTCTGAAGTCAATCAGTTCTCAGGGATTCACGATCCTCAGTTTGAGAGTGCTCCGTCGCCGATTACTGAGTTTCAGCAAAAGTCTCCATCGGAAGGTGGCGGTGCTCTTGTAATCTCGGCAACCAACATTGACGCTATGTTAGGGTTTGCCGACTCTACCTACGCTCGGTTTGGCCGAACGGGTTTGCGGATTCGATACTACGTGGCGCACTTGGACGCTAACGAGAAAGATAAGGGCGCGTTCAACGCAACGGAAACCAGCAATCGATTCTATATGCTTTGCGAGGTTGAGCCTACTTTCGATCTTGTTGCGACGCTTCACGAAGATGGAGTCACTACACCAGATTCGATTACGAAGCTTAGTAGCTCCGCGATTACGGGCGGTCG